CTTTGAAAGGGGAATGACAATGACACTTGATCTTAAAGAACACATGGCCAAAAAAGACGAAGAAGCTCGCATTAAGGCGTTTAACGATGTTGGCGCAGCTTTGAACGGCCTTCCTATTGGTACGGCTCTTCAAATACTTGGGGCTGTATCAGCGAGCGCCGTTCGTAATATGCCGCCAGCAGAACGCATTAAGATTGCTTCCATGTTTTACGGCGTCTTAGCTCGGCCACCAGAATCTGAGGAAACCATGCAATGACAAGGAAACTAGGCGGTAGAGCTAGTCAGGGGGATGTTGGCATTGGCAACAACATGGACCCTAATCACAAAGTGCTGCTGGCAACTGCGCGGCAGATCAAAAAGAACCAGCGAATCAGTGACACGCTTAGCGGCGTTCGCAAGCCTGTGTCACTCGCTAAGTTTTCGTGGGACAAATAACGCATGACTAGGGAAGTTGGTAAGCATGCTGGCAAATGGACGCCAGAACGCATCAAGGAAGCCCAAGACCTATTGTTCGCGGGTATGTCCTTGACTAAAGCCGCACAAGCCATGGGCATCACCCGTAAAGCTTTGACGGACGCTCTGGTGAGACACAACGCAATGCCGAGGAGGGCATGGATATGACTGACAATCCGCATTATGTGACGCCTTATGAGGCTGGAAGAATGACTTGCGTTGTTGACCCCGCAGAAACGTTCTGTAATGGCCCAGATTGTATGGCTTGGCGGTGGCGTCCAGCAGGCCATCAAGACTTGATGCAAGGCAAGATGTTGGAATTGCCGCTTGTCCCTGAAAAGCCAATGACACACGGCTATTGCGGGATGGTGCGGTCATGACTGAATGGCAACCAATAGAAACCGCACCGAAAGACCGTCCAATTTTAGTGTACGGCAATAAGGAAAAAGGCAATCAGGCGGAGTTTGGTCAGCGGATTGCGGTGGCGGTGTATCATAGTGAAATGCACTATACATATGGCGATGAACCAATGTTTGTTTACGCCCCTCATCGCGTTGAAAGTGATGGGCCGGATCGTTGTATTTGCCCATCCCATTGGATGCCATTACCGGAGCCACCGAAATGACTGATAACGAATCATACCGTGCAGCAGTAGAAGCTGGCTATGCTAGTTTGCCGGAATATGTATCAAATATGGGGCGGTTGCCTCGCGAAATGGTAACATATATAGACCCACCTAGCGGTTGGCGGTATGGGTTTCCTAAAGTGTTCCCTAAGGAAGCACATGACCGCACATTGGAATGGCTTGTTGAGGAAGGATACCCTCAATGGGAGATCGATAAGATGAAGAAACATTTTTATTGCCGATATTGGCAAGAACCAGCGGAACCAGTGGAGAATGTTGGTGAATTTCGTTAAATTTAATGATTATATTGAGCTTTATTGCGGCGATTGCCAAAATATTTTGCCAAATATATCCTTTAATTCAATCGTAACCGATCCACCATATGGAATGCAATTTAAGTCAAATCACAGGAAAATAAAGCATAAAGCTATAGAAAACGATGACTCTGACGACTTTCTTCAGTATATTTGTAATATTAAGGCAAGCCATTCTAAGTACATATTCGGCAGGTGGAATAACTTAAAAAACATTCCTTTACCAAAATCCGTTATAACTTGGGTTAAAAACAATTGGTCAATGGGAGACCTAAAACATGAACACGCAAGACAAACAGAACTTGTGTTTTTCTATCAAGGTGATAATCATTTCTTTCCCTTAAAACGGCCAAAGGATGTGGTTATGCATCCAAGGACTCAAAACAAGTTTCATCCAACGGAAAAACCTATACCCCTTATGGAAGAAATATTGGGTTGGACCGATGGGGTTGTAGTTGATCCGTTTATGGGAAGCGGTTCAACAGCTATCGCCGCTATTAAACAAAAGAAAAAGTTTGTTGGAATAGAACTAAATAGAACTTACTTCGATATAGCTTGTGAAAGAATTGAAGCCAAATTAAAGGAGAATGGCAATGGGTAAGATTCAAGAATGGTATGATGCATGGCTGATTGAACGAGCCAATGAAGCCAGAGAAAACAAAATGAACTCAAAGAAGCCAGAAGATGAGGCTCCCAAAGTTCGTTTTCCCTCCGACATCGTAAAAGAACTTCGCGCCCGAGCTATGCAATGCGAAGATAGTGAACGAGATTTTTTGACTGGCTTATCTACGTGGCCCAAGGAATCTACCCTTGAGTGGGCTGCTGCGGATTTAATTCAAAGCCATAAACGCGAAATTGATCATTACGAACTTATGCGAGAAGATTTTAGNTCGCTTTGGTTTGATATTCGCGCCGCGTTCCAAGATTTAGGTATAACGGATGACTAAGCGGTTTCCCGACTANTGGGATCATTGCTTACGTTGCCGAGAACAACGACTAGATGAAGTAGCAGACTTTATTCACGCAATAATGAAGGAAAACCAAGAAATGAAACATGAGATAGTATACTTGGAATGCGTTATAACATTAAACGGGATTGTTGCTAGATATATCGAAGATTTTAGCATGAGGCCAGTCAAGAAAAATGACGATAAACGCTTAACTGAATCGGAAAAAATGGCGGACTTACTTGTAAGTGCTTCCCACGTTGAAGATATCAATTACGATAATGTTGTATCTGCTTGCAATAAGACAATCGGCATTATGAAAGATATTGAATATGAACTTATCAGTGGTGATTTAGGCGAACACAAAGAACGCCGCCATCTTGTCGAACAGCTTTTGTCCATCCTTCATATTGGTCGGGCTTACCCAGACAACGCCATTAAACGTGCTAAAGCATTGATGCCCAAAACAGTCATGAACAGAGCTGCTTGATATAGCTTTTTGTAAGCCGTAGGTTAGGTTCATGAAATTTGACCTTGAAAACATGACCGAAGGCCAGAGGCGCGACCTGTATCGTCAAACCAAAGCCGCAAACTATGAAGAAAGCCTTTACGGGTTTACTCGACGGGCGTGGCGGGAGATTGATTCCGCCCCGTTCGCTGAAGGCGGCTTTGCGTTGCAAGCTATTTGCGAACACCTACAAGCGTGTGCTGACGGATATATTAGGAACTTAATCATAAACGTTCCGCCGCGCTTTTCTAAGTCAACCATTACTGGGACTATGTTCCCAGCTTGGGTGTGGGCGCAAAGCATTAAAAGCCCTACTTCTGGTCCGGGTATGCAATTTTTGCATTCGTCCTATGCGATGGGCTTATCTATTCAGGACTCGGTTAAGTGTCGCCGTTTGATTGAAAGCAAATGGTATCAAACGCTATGGGGCGATAGGTTCAGCTTAGTAGGCGACCAGAACACGAAGACCCGCTTCCAAAACAACAAGAGCGGTATACGTAACACGGTGTCGGTTGGATCAGCCACGACCGGCTTGGGCGGCAATTATCTTATCGCCGACGATCCCAATAACGCGCAGGAAGCCAACTCAGAGGCCATCGTGAACTCAACCATTGAATGGTGGGACATGGCATGGTCAACCCGCTTGAACGACCCTAAGAACGGCGTTAAGATTGTCATCCAGCAGAGGCTTTCGGAGAACGATATCACTGGGCATATTTTGTCAAAAGATATCGGCAACTGGACGCATCTTTGTTTGCCTATGCGATTTGAGCCAGCTAGGAGGACGTATAATGTTCTTGTACCTGCGGAATTTAATGACGGACAGGCAGTTATCTGGACTGACGAAAGGACTGAAGAAGGTCAGCTTTTATGGGACGAACGCTTCGGTAACGAAGAAGTCACCCTCCTTGAGAAAACTCTTGGACCATATGCAGCAGCAGGACAGCTTCAACAAAGGCCGGAACCAACTGGGGGCGGCATAATCAAGCGCGAATGGTGGGGCGAGTGGAACAAGGAAAAGTTTCCCCACAATTTGGAACTTGTCGTTGCTTCTGTTGATACGGCGTTTGGTGCAAAGGAGTTTGAAGGTGACTTTTCTGCTTGCACTATTTGGGGTGTTTACCGGGACTCAGGGCCAACAACTGGCGTTGTCGGTAATGAAATGTCTGGAAACTATACACGTATTTCAGCGGAAGAACGTGAGGCGGATGTTCCAAGAGCTATCTTGATGCATGCATGGCAGGGGCGCATGGAACTGCACGAACTTGTGCAAAAGATTGGCGCGTCGGCTAAGGAATGGAAGATTGATTTTCTTTTGATCGAAAACAAAGCGTCAGGCATTTCCGTTAGTCAGGAATTGAGACGGCTCTTTGGGTACGAGAATTACGGTGTTCGGCTTATTGATCCGAAGGGGATGGATAAGGTCGCCAGAACTTATGCGGTTCAGCATTTGTTTTCCGAAGGAATGGTGGTCGCTCCGACCGATAAGGCTGGGGACGTTTTTCGTGTGTGGGCAGAAATGGTAATCTCACAATGCGCCACGTTTCCCAAGGGAAAACACGACGACTTGCATGACACGGTGACGCAAGCCCTAAATTGGCTGCGTGGGACTGGAATGCTTCAACGTGGCGCTGAACGGACGGCAGAGCTTGCGTCAAACCGAGAGTGGCGCGGGAGTAACGAGAATGTGCCATTGTATCCTGTTTAGTTGCATGGTATGTAAATTTAACCGACATAGGAGAATGCAATGCCCAAACATACTTGGTCTATTACACTAAATCCATACGACGTAAGTGGGAAATCCCACCTGATAATCAAGGCTGATACCTGCAATGTAGATACCAGCGTAATCTACTTTCACCGCAATGAAGGTAAGACCGAGCATTTTACGTGGGACGATAGCTATCTTGTAGCTTGCATTCCTATGGATCGCGTTATGGAAGTTGAGCTTTTGGATAACGAAACTGGCGAACCTATTGGATTTGTTCCCAATGATTGATAACCCGCACTTAATGACGCCGGAGCAAATGGCTTCCATTGTTTGCCCAATGGGCGTGGGGCAAGGTACGCCGGGCCGATTTGTGCGAATTGGCAACGTAGAAGTCGGTCGGCCATGCATTGCCAACAAATGCGCGGCTTGGCGCTGGAATCGCCAGTGGGAAGAAATTACTGAGACGGTAGAACTGCCAGCAGTTGGTTACAGCGAAACGCATGGGTACTGCGGAATGATTGGCCCATGATCAAACCAAAGTTTAAATCAATAGATACGATGGTGGCCCGAGATTTAGGTGACGGTTACATTAAGGTCACTATCGTAATAGATACTAAGATACATGAATACAAAGTCAGAAAAAGTGTTGCTGTCGGAATGATTACATCATTAGCACAAGCACTTGACGGCAACTTGCATGACGTGTAAATGGAAAACCGTATCCGCACTGGGATATTCAGATACGTTGCGTATCATCTAATTGACGATTACCACCAAATGGGTTGGATGATCGTGGCACACCTTGGCGCAACGCATGGAAAGTACTCAGTACTTATGTGGCGATGCGACTGTAGGGAAAACCACGATGACTTGGAACCATAGGGTTATTAAGTACGAAACTCGCAATTTGTTTGGCGACCCAGATGTTGGGTATGCCATTCACGAAGTTTACTACGATAATGACGGTAACGTAAAAGGCATTACATCTGATGCTGTTAAGCCTTGGGGCGACACAAAAGATGAATTACGGCATGATTTGCTTCGTATGCTTGAAGCATTAAACAAGCCAGACCTAGAACTTCCTGATCAGGACGGTGTTGAAGGGTTTGCGAACAGAGCATAATTAGCCTATACTGTGCAAGTTATTCCAACAGGAAGTTGCACATGGCTTTGACGCCCGGACTCGTACCCAACATTCGTCTTGACCAAGACCAGCAGGATGACCCNTTGAATGAGGGNCAGGACACTGTTGTCGTAATGGATGCGGACGATGATTCAGACCTGCCAGAACTGGACGCTAATGGCAATGTGCTTCGTATTGATCACGGGGACGGTTCTATTAGCGTTTCCCTTGATGGCCGTCCTATTCAGTCTGCTAAGAAAAAAGATCAAGATGAATGGTTTGCCAACCTTGCTGAAGACATTGGCGAAAACGAGCTATCTCGCATTGCTGAACTTCTTATCAAAGGCATTGAAGAAGATATTGATTCTCGCAAAGAATGGATTGAAGACCGCGCTCAGGGTTTACGACTTCTGGGCCTTAAAATTGAAATTCCGGGTCAACAAGGCACGGCAGACGGCGCTCCTGTCGAAGGAATGTCCCGTATACGTCATCCGCTCCTGCTCGAATCCGTCTTGCGTTTTCAAGCGAATGCTAGGGCGGAACTATTGCCAACGGACGGACCTGTCAAAGTAAGAGTTGATAGTAATCAAGATTCCCCACAAGTAGATCAGCAAGCTGACTATCTTGAAAAAGACTTTAACCATTACCTGACAGTTACAGCTAAAGAATATTATCCCGATACGGACAAAATGTTGTTTATGTTGGGCTTTGGCGGCTCTTCATTTAAGAAGGTTTACTATTGTCCGTTGCGAAATCGTCCTGTTTCTGAGACGGTTGATGCTGACGACTTGATTGTTAACAATGAAGCGACCGATATCTCCAATGCACGAAGAGTTACTCACCGTATATCAATGCGCCCTTCTGTTGTTAAACGCATGCAGATCATTGGTGCATATCGTGACGTTGAGCTTGGCGAGCCTAAACAAAAAAACCTAGACGCTGTGCAGCTTGAAAAGGCTGCTATTCAGGGTACGCAGTCGGATGTTATGGTTGCGGAAGATCGCGACCGTGAGATTTACGAATGCTATTGCGAATTGGACGTTAGCGGTTACGAACACAAGATTGACGGTGAAATTACTGGCCTTGAAGTGCCATATCGGGTGACGATTGACGCCTCTTCCAAGAAAATTTTGAACATTGTTCGCAATTATTCGGAAGATGACGCCGAATTGCCAGAGGCTATAAGCCATTTTGTTAAGTATGACTTTATTCCCGGCCTTAAATTCTATGGAATGGGCTTGCTGCACATCCTTGGCAACACGACTAATGCCCTTACGGCAGTGTGGCGTGAGCTTTTAGATGCCGGTATGTATGCCAACTTCCCCGGATTCTTGTATGCCAAGACATCTGGGCGTCAAAATAGTAACATTTTCCGCATTCCTCCGGGCGGTGGCGCTCAGATTGATACGGCGGGCATGTCTATTCAGCAATCCGTCATGCCTTTACCTTATAAAGAACCATCTGGAGCCTTGGCTAACTTTGCTGAGCAGATTAGTCAGTACGGACAGCGCGTTGGCGGCACTGCTGAGATGCAAGTTGGCGAAGGTAAGCAGGATGCGCCGGTTGGCACAACGCTTGCAATCATTGAACAAGCCCAAAAGGTGCTTAACAGCGTTCATAAACGGCTTCATGCGGCTCAGGCAGACGAATTTCAGCTTATTGCGCAGTGCTTTAGGGAGCATCCCAACTCTTTTTGGCAGCGCAACAAGCGTCCAGCGGGTCAATGGGACGAACAGACGTTCCTTTCGGCCTTGGATAACTATGAATTGGTGCCACAAGCCGATCCAAACACGGCAAGCCACATCCAGCGCGTCATGAAAGTGACGGCGTTGATTCAATTGGCTCAGCAAGCGCCTGATTTGTACAACTTGGATGCCGTTAACCGTGAAGCATTGCTTACATTGGGCTGGGGCAACCCAACTGCATTGCTTCGTGATACTGTTAACCAGCCAGCACCGCCTGATCCGCAAGGACAAGCCGCCGCAATGGCTGGTCAGGCCGCTATGATCACTGCTCAGTCCAAAATGCTGGAGGCTCAGGCCAAAGTTCAGGACATGCAGTCCAAGGCTGGCGGTCAGCAGGGCATGTCGCCGGACAATCAGGTCAAAATGGCTGAAATTCAGCAGAAAAACATTGATGCACAGCTTGATGCCATGAACCGCAAGCGTGATCGTGAGAGTCGTGAGCGTTTGGCGGCAGTTAAGTTGGCTGAAGAAGTAGCCATGAACCCATCAACGTTGGGAACCATAGATGCTCTTCTTGATCCGGGTATGATTCAACGCCTTGAAGGCAATGAACCTGCCATGTCACCCACCCCCGGCGGCGTAATTCAGTAGGCATACCATGATTGATGAGAATATCCGTAATGCGCTTCGTCTCGTTCAATCTATGGGCCGTGGTAATGACACTATCCTTGCCCATATCAACCCACGCGAAGCAAAACTGCTGAAGAAGCGCGGCGGTTCGGGGAAGATTAACCCTAAGACGGGCTTGCTTGAGTTTGATGATAGCGACCATAGCGAAGGCGGAGAAGGCGGCGGAGGGGATAATGTTCGCGCCGATAGCGTATCACAATCGGAGCAAAGCTCAGCGGATCAAGCGGCACGTCAAGATGCAAGTGCTGGTAATGAAAATGCAGCATCCGTAAGAATGGGTGACACCGTTGGCGGGTTGTCTGCCGATACGGGTGCGTCGGCTGGCCCGGCTGTTGGGCAATCACAGGGAGACGTAAACGCTGCCATTGCTGCTGCACAAAATGCTCAGCAGGGTCTTGCGTCTATGTCAAATGCGTTTGGTTCGCAAAATGCTCCTCCAAGTCTTATTGGGGGTAATTCCAATCTTCCTGCGGTCGCGAACGAACAGGCTGCATTACAAAATCAACTTAATGCACTTGTCCAGCAAAGTGCTACGGACGTGGCTTCAAACCCATCTGCTGGATTACCAAACTTGGCTGATGTTGGGGCAACCAATTACTCGTTTAACACAACCGGCCTTAATGCAAATGGTCAATTAAACCCTACAATGGAGGGTGGACTTTCAGCCCAATTAGCTCAAGCGGCTGGTGCTGGTAATGTTACAAACAATCCGTTGTCTTACAATACGGCGGCTCAAGCACTTCAGGGACAAGCCTTGGCCCAAATGCAAGCCCAGCAAAACGCTGAGTTTAACGCACCGATTCCCAATGCTGCATCCGATAATAATCCTATTAGGTTGGGAGAAACCCCAAACACGGGCGTTGTCAGTGCTGCACCGGCGCAATCTTTGGCTAGTATACTTGGGCAAAATCTTGCCCCTACTACTATTGCCTACACTCCACCTGCTGCTACGGTTGCCCCAACTTCAGCGGGGGCCGGTACTAACGATCTTGTAAAAGCTTTATCAATTGCGGGAACAACGCAAGCACCGGCGGCGGCTGCCCCTGCCGTTGCAACAACTTCTCCTATAACTAGTAATGTTCCTTTGCCACCTGTTAATCCGGCTCAAACTAATGTCGCCGCGACAACATTAGGAACTGTCCCTCTATCCCCAGCTAATCCGGCCCAACCCGACGTGGCAGCGCCCACATTGGGTAACGTCCCTTTGCCTCCGGTTAATCCATCTCCAGCAGCCCCCGCCGCACCACAACAAGGCATACTTGATAAGCTTTTTGGTCCATCCGAAACTCAAGTTAACAACATACTGAACCAGCCAAACACCGTAGCAATTGACGAAAATGGCAATCCGACTAACTTGCCCAACTCCACAAGCGGGTTGACCAAAGAAGAGTGGGCGGCAGCAAATGGCGTTGATCCATCGCAAGTCGTGTCGCGTATTGTTGACTATGGCAACGGTCCGCAAGTTAACTTCACAGAAGACACAACTAGAGTTTTCTTGAATGGTATTAGAAACGCACCTAATACCCCTAATCCTACGGGGATGTCTCCTCGCGATTTGACCGGAAGCTACCATGCGTCCTCGGAGTATCCTAACACGGATTACTCCAATAATCGCCCATCTTACGCCAATAATTTGTCTTTGGCTAATTCAGTGCTTGGTAACAAAGGGTTATTTTCGTTCCTTAATAGGAACAATCAAAATAAACCCGCACCTGCTTCAACGCCGTATGTTTACCCAGTTCAGCAGCCTTACATGAACTATGCAACGCCAACCACCAATTATGATACAGGGATTAATTGGGGAATGGTTCCGGGCTATACGGGTTACGCAAAGGGCGGAAACGTTGGCGAGAATAACGCTCTTGCCAATTCCATACGTATGCTTAAGATGCGAAACAAACCGTGAACGGATATTGTAAAGTAGCCTTTTATGGGTTAATATTCTCTTATTGCAACTGCGATGTCGCAGTGATGGAGCAGATCGATGCACGAATATCGTAAAGCGGCCCGTGATGGTGCAGCCCAGAAGTTAAAGAATATTGAGTCGGGCGAACCGCATACGAAAGTTGATTCGTCGTCTTGGTCGCCTCCTGCGATGGAGAAGGCAAGTGTCCAGACGGGCATGCGACCTGTTAGCCCACGCCAGTATAAGTCTGGTGGCAAGGTTCATGGTGAACATTCCAAGAAACGCGCAGACCGCAAAGCCCGTAAGTCGGGCGGTGAGGTTATGCCTCCGGTTGATCGCCTTCTTAATCGCGACATGAAAAAGGCCAATGACCTTCGTGACGGTGCTAAACACATCGGCGGCATGAAGAAGGGTGGCAAAGTTAAGCGCGAGCATCACGCTGACGGCAATGCTATTCCATTGCCTCCTCGCCGTCCGGTTCCGCTTCCTCCACGCCGTCCAGCCGATATGGATGGTGTTCGTCTTGATCCGGCTATGCAAGCTATTCAAGATGCCAAAGCTATGGCTGCACAAGATGCGGCTCGTAAGGCTATTGCCGACAAGTTTGATGCGCAGCAGCAAGGATATCAGCGTGATCTTCCTCAGAACCANAAGCNTGGTGGCACNGTAAAAGACCGTAAGCATCATGCTAAGGGCGGCGCTGCACATCCTGATGAGGCNGAAGATAAGGCACTCATCCGCAAGATGGTTAAGCCCGAAGCCCGCACTGGTAANGCTCATGGCGGCGAAAAGTGGATTCAGGGTGCTATTAAGCACAAGGGTTCGCTGCATCGTGCATTGCATGTTCCAGAAGGCGAAAAGATTCCTGCAAGCAAGTTGAAAAAGGCTGAGCATAGCAAAAATCCGAAGCTCGCGAAGAAAGCTCATCTGGCTGAAACGCTTAAGCGTATGCATCACGCTGACGGCGGTGAAGCTGGCCGTGGTTTGTACGTACGCCAGAATTACCCACATGAAGTTCCGGGTGCTGATGGCGGTCGCACGGCTAAGAAGCGCGGTGGCGCTATTGGTAAGGGCAAGACCAACGTTAACATTATGATTCACCCCCATAGCCCAATGGGCGCTATGGGCGCTCCTGCTGGTATGCCTCCTATGGGTGGCCCTGCAATGCCTCCACCGCCTCCTCCACGCCCACCAATGCCTCCTATGGGTGCTATGGGTGCTGGTGCGCCAATGGCTGCTCCTATGGGTGCGGTTGGCGCTGGTATGCCTCCTATGGGCGCTGGTCGTCCGGGCATGCCTCCTATTGGCCGCAAGTCGGGTGGTAAGGTTGAGCATGTGATTGATCACGCTGCCGGTGGTGGTTTGGGCCGTCTTGAAAAGATCAAAGCCTACGGGCTGGAATGATAGGATCGCCTAATGGCATCGAACTCGAATAACAAGAACTTCCAAGAACCGTCAGATGGTACACAGAATTGGGGGGCTATCCTTAATTCTAACTTTTCCATTGTTGACAGTGCTTTTGGGAGTTCTTCGACCGTAACTTTATCTAATGGGGCGAACGTAACACTTACGACCGCTCAATTTCAAAGTGCGCGTATTGTTCTTTCGGGTACGGTAACTACGACGGCAACGGTTACAATTCCGTCAGACATTGGTGGCGGTAGCACGTCGGGCAGCTATTGGTTATTTTCCAATGGCACGGGCGGCACTATTACGGTAACTACAGGCGGTGCGAATAACGTAGTTATCAATCCCGTACCAACGGGTTCGTCCGCTCCATACCGCAATGTTTACATTTTCAGCGATGGTTCAAACATCTATTCGCTTGATCAGGCTTCTTCGTTGGCCGTTAATGAAGGCGGCACGGGGCTTGCTACCTTAACCGGCGCTAACAATGCGCTGTATTCAACATCTGCTACAGCATTGACGGCGGGTACACTCCCTGTCGCTGCTGGCGGAACGGGCATATCCACTGCGCCTACCAATGGTCAGATTGATATTGGTAATGGCACAAACTTTACACGCACCACCTTAACGGCTGGTACGGGTGTTACTGTAACGAACGGTGCTGGCTCTATTACATTAGCTGCTGCCGGTAACATTCTTAATTATCAAGATTTTACCACTTCTGGTACATGGACTGCTCCTTCTGGTCTTACCGGCAATGAAATTGTTACTGGCTTTATTTGGGGTGCTGGTGGCGGCGGTGGTGGCGGTAATTCGCAGTATGGCGGCGGTGGTGGCGGTGGGTGTTTCCAATTCACTTTTCTTGCAAGCCAAGTTGGATCAAGCCAAACAGTTACAATAGGTGCCGGTGGTACGGGCGGCGTTAGCGGCACACCAGCGACGGCTGGTGGCACTACTTCATTTGGCAGTTTGGTTTCTGTAACCGGCGGAACGGCTGGCGGAAATGCTGCGAGTGGCGGCGTTTCGGGCGGCAATGGTGGAAGCCTATCTGGTTATGCAGTTGCACCTTGGATTGGTGTTTCGGGCGGTCAAACCACACCATCACCAGCAGCTTATGGCGGTGGTGGCGGTGCTGGAACCAGTGGAACTGGTGGGG